GCATAATGATTGGACAACAGAGCAACCTTGTATTTCTGGACATAGAGACAACGATGGATCACCAAAAGATACATCTGGTGGTAACAAACGCAAACGGAATAATTAAGTGCCACAGAGATCCACAAAGTCTAAAAAAAGAGATACAGGGAAAAGTATTAGTAGCTCACAACGGGATAGGGTTCGATTACCCAGTTCTAAACAGGGTATGGGGTCTAAGAATCAAGCTACATCAGGTTTTAGACACTCTGGTGTTAAGCAGATTGCTGAACCCAATGAGGACAAAGCACTCTCTTGCGTCTTGGGGAGAGGATCTAGGCTTCCCTAAAACAGAGTTCAACCAGTTCGATCAATACTCAGAAGAGATGAGACAATATTGTATAAATGATGTGAAGGTATTAGAGAGAGTTTATAATCAACTTATTATGGAGAAAAAGAAACATGGATTTGATGAAACAAGTATACGACTCGAACATGAAGTTTGTGCAATTGTCAGCAAGCAAGTCAGCAGAGGCTTTAAGCTCAATGTCGAAGGCTGCGAAAGACTATGTGGAGTTCTATCAGGACGAATGGAAGAAATATGTGAAGGATTACAAAAGTCCTTTCAGCCAATTGTTCACAAGCGAGTCTCAGAAAAAACAGGAAAGCCGTTAAAGGATTATATTGAAGAATTTAATCCAGCATCAAGACAGCAGATATCTAAGAGGTTACAAGCAGTTGGATGGAAGCCAAAGAAGTTTACAGAGAAAGGTTCAGTCATTGTCGATGAATCGGTTTTACGAGGAGTTGATATTCCAGAAGCAAAGCTCATCTGTGAATATTTACTCTTACAGAAAAGGCTCTCTCAAGTTACCTCTTGGATTGAAGCTGTATCAAACCAACACAGGGTTCATGGTAAGGTCATTACCAATGGAGCAGTAACAGGAAGAATGACACACCACAGTCCCAACCTAGCACAAATACCATCAGTAAACGCAGAATATGGCTCAGAATGTCGTGAGCAATGGGTTGTTGACCCTAGCTACAAGCTGGTAGGTATTGATGCTAGTGGCCTAGAGCTAAGAATGTTAGCTCACTATATGAATGATGAAGAATACACAAGGGAGGTAGTTGATGGAGACATACACACTAAGAACCAATTAGCAGCAGGGCTTGACACAAGAGCCAAAGCAAAGACTTTTATCTATGCTTTCTTATATGGTGCAGGTGCTAAGAAGATAGGTAGTATCACAGGCACAAATGGTGCATCTATTATAAAGAAGTTTATGAAGAACGTACCAGCCCTTGCAGAACTGAAAGAGAAGATAACTGTGAATTTAGAAAAGAAAGGAACACTACCAGGCTTGGATGGTAGACGATTATTTATTCGTTCAGAACACGCAGCATTAAATACCTTATTGCAAGGTGCTGGTGCTATTGTGATGAAGAAGGCTCTTGTGATATTTAATAAGTATATTAAGTTATACGAACTAGATGCACACTTTGTAGCAAACGTGCATGATGAATGGCAGTTAGAAGTAAAAGAAGAAGATGCAGAACTTGTTGGTCAGTTAGGAGTCAGATCAATAGTAAACGCAGGTGAAGTATTGAAGTTAAACTGTCCTTTGGATGGTGAGTATAAAGTAGGTAATAACTGGAAAGAAACACACTAAGGAGAATCTATGGAACCCAGAAAGTCAATTAAGTTACAAACTAAGGTTATGTGGGCTTTTCATAACAAGACAAACGACTTGTCAGAAAAGTATCAGATAGACTTATGTGAATTATCTGAAGGGGCTGTGCAAGCATTACAAGATGAACTAGGAGTTACAGCTAAGAATAAAGAAGATAAAGGTAACTTTATTACTTGTCGTAGTGTTAGACCCTTGAACATTGTAGACCTTGAAGGAAGCTCATTACAAGATGTTGCAATTGGTAATGGTTCTAGTGGTGTAGCCATTGTATCTTCCTATGATTGGAAGAGTAAGATGGGTAAAGGTACATCACCAACATTGAAGAAAATGGTAATAAATGATTTACAGGTGTATGCAGGTGATGTTGAAGACGGTGGTGATGGGGATGTGTTGTAGTGATTGCTCTAGTTGATGGCGATATTCTTACTTACAGAGTTGGCTTTGGTTGTGAGGACTCTAGCGAGAGTATCGCTGTCGCTAAACTAGCGGAGTATTTAGAAGACCTTGTGTTTATTCATGCAAACTGTGAAAAGGCACAAGGTTATCTAACTGGCAGAGGCAACTATAGAGATGATATAGCAGTAACAAAAACGTACAAAGGACACAGGATAGGGATAGCAAAGCCAAAGCATTTCAACCTTATGCGTGAATACATGGAAAAAGCATGGGGCTTTGAAATGCAAGAAGGACAAGAAGCAGATGATGCCATAGGCATAGAAGCATATAGACTAGAACCTAGAGATTATGTTATCTGTTCAATTGATAAAGACTTAGATAACTTGAGAGGTTGGCATTATAACTTTCACAGAAATGAAATGTATAATGTTACAGAAGAAGAAGCTATTAAGAACTTTTATAAACAGTTGTTAACAGGTGACAGAACAGACAATATACCAGGTATCAAGGGTATTGGCAACAAGAAGGCTGATAAGATACTTGATGGATTAGAAGAGGAAGAAGACTTATACAGAGTAGTATTAGAAGAGTATAAATATAATCGTGACTACTTATTGGAACAAGGAAGACTATTATGGATACGGAGAAAAAAGGAAGAACTCTGGATGCTACCAGAGTAACTCTAGTACATTGGAAAGACGCAGTAGCAGATGTTGGATGGGATGATAATATTAAGTCAGAGTTACATGATTGTACTAGTATAGGATTTATTATTGATGAAACTAAAGACGCTTTGACTCTAGCAAATACTGTATCACAAGACCAGAGTAATTGTAGGATAAACATACCTAAGAAGTGGATACTAAAGCGGAAGGATATTAAACTTGAAGACAAGCAGCAGAAAAGGAAAAGGTCGAAGCCTACAACAATGGGTAAGAGACTTGATAATAGAGAAGTTCAAGTTAACCAGTGATGATGTACGTTCAACATCTATGGGTTGTGGCGGTGAAGATATACAGCTATCACCAGTTGCTAGGAAGAAGCTGAATGTTTCTATTGAATGCAAAAGTAGGGCTAGGGTTGCTGTATACGGCTTCTATGAACAAGCTACAGTTAACTGTCCTAGTGATGCAGAACCAGTTGTTGTGGTTAAGCAAAATAGATGTAGTCCTTTATGTGTGGTTGCTGCTGAACATTATTTTGAACTATTAAGAAAGGCTAATTCATAAGATGAGTAGCTATGAAGTTAAAAAAATAGAATATAATGACACAAAAGATTATATTTTAAATATTCATTATGCTAAGAGGATGCCGAGTATTACTTACAAGTTTGGATTATTTGAAAATAATAAATTAGTTGGAGTTGTTTGTTATGGGTCGCCCCCTTCTCAACCTCTATGCAAAGGAATATGTGGAGAGAAATTTAAGAATATAGTTTTAGAATTAAATAGATTGGTTTTAAAGAATAATAAAAAGAATGAGGCTAGTTATTTAATAAGTAAATCTATAAAATTACTACCGAAACCATTAATAATTGTTAGTTATGCAGACACAGAACAAAAACATAGCGGTGTGGTTTATCAAGCTACTAACTTTATTTATACTGGTTTATCCGATAAACGAACGGAGTGGAGGATGTATGGGTCTAAAAAACATAGTAAAACTATTTGTGAAAAATATTCTTTATCAGAAAGAAAAGATAATCCAAATAAATTTTATTTAGTAGATAGACCTAGGAAGCATAGGTATATTTATTTTAATGCAGATAAAAAATATAAGAAAAAAGTTTTGTTACCAAATTTAAAATATAAAATTAAACCATACCCAAAAAGAAAGGAAAATCTTGAAACATTTAATTATACCTGATACACAAGTTAAACCTGGAGTTGAACTAGGTTATCTTGAATGGATTGGAAAATATATAGTTGATAAGAAACCTGATGTTATCGTACAGATTGGTGACTTTGCTGATATGCCATCACTATCTTCTTTTGATATAGGTAAGAAGTCGTTTGAAGGTAGAAGATACAAAGATGATATAGAAGCTGCCAAAGAAGGTATGAACATTTTACTTAACCCTTTGAGGGAATACAATGAAAAACGAAAGAAACAAAAACTCAAGCAATATAGACCCAGAATGGTTCTCACACTTGGCAACCACGAACAAAGAATTGACAGAGCAGTCGAAGGAGACTCTAAACTCGACGGCACTATTGGTACAGATGATCTCAGATACTCAGAGGCTGGTTGGGAGGTGTTTAGTTTCCTTGATACTGTTAGCATTGACGGGATTGTATATAGTCATTACCTTGTAA